GATGTACCTAATAGTAAATTTTTTTTAGAATATATTGCTAGACCTCAAACTGCAGAAATATTTTTTGAAGATGTTTTAATGGCGTGTGTATTTTATGGAATGCCGATATTAGCAGAAAATAATAAACCTAGATTATTATATCATTTAAAACGTAGGGGTTATAGAGGATTTTCTATGAACCGTCCTGATAAAACAAAAATTAAATTATCTAAAACAGAATTAGAGTTGGGTGGTATACCCAATTCATCTGAAGACATTAGACAAGCACATGCTGCAGCAATTGAAACATATATAGAATCCCACGTGGGCAATCTAGGAGAGTCTCACGGTAATATGTATTTTCAAAGAACCTTAGAAGACTGGGCTAGATTTGATATTTCAAAAAGAACAGCGCATGATGCTTCTATTAGCAGCGGACTTGCTATAATGGCTTGTCAAAAACATTTATACCGACCCGTCGGTGAAAGAAAAACAAAAAAGCTTGATTTTGGATTTTCTAAATATACAAATTCAGGATTAAGAAGTCAGATAATAAAATAAATATGGCAAAAAATAAAGGACAAATAACACAGTTTCCGAGTCAAGCCGTCTCAGATGCAGTTAAAAAATCTAAAGATTATGGTTTATCTGTAGCTAGAGCGATTGAGCAAGACTGGTTTAACAAGGATAACGGGTCCGGAAGGTATTACCAAACACGTGATGAATATCATAGGTTGAGATTATACGCCAGGGGAGAGCAATCAATAAGAAAATACAAAGATGAATTTGCTATTAATGGTGATCTTTCTTATTTAAATCTTGATTGGAAACCAGTTCCTATTGTTCCTAAGTTTGTAGACATTGTTGTTAATGGAATGCAAGATAGGCTTTTTAGTATTAAAGCCTTTGCTCAAGACCCTATATCTACAGGTAAAAGAACAAAGTTTGTTAACAATATTCAAAGAGATTTAGCCGCAAAAAAAATATTAGCGGATATAGAAGCTGAATTAGGTGTTAACGCTCGTAATGTACCTGAAGAAGAGCTTCCTGCAAATACGGAAGAGCTAGAGCTTTTTATGCAATTAAACTACAAGCAAGGTATTGAAATTGCTCAAGAGCAGGCTATAAACAACGTTTTTCTTTCAAATAAATATGACGAAATTAAAAGCAGAATTGATTATGATTTAGCTGTTATAGGTATTGGATGTGCTAAGCATTCTTTTAATAATACAGATGGTATTAAGCTTGATTATGTAGATCCTGCTAATTTAGTATGGTCATATACAGAAGATCCTAATTTTGCTGATTGTTATTATTTTGGTGAAGTAAAAAAAATAAAATTAAACGAATTAAAAAAGCAATTTCCATCTTTAACAGATGAAAAAATTGCAGAGTATACAAAAAAGGGTTCAAATTGGACAGACTATAATAATATAGGTAACACAAATGATAATGTTATAGACGACAATAACGTAGTTACAGTATTATATTTTAACTGGAAAACCTGGGAAAATAATGTATACAAAATAAAAGAAACATCTACAGGTGCTGAAAAGGCTATTCCTAAAGATGATTCTTTTGATCCACCTAAAGATAAAAGAACTAGATTTCAAAAAGTTGCGCAAGCAAGAGAAGTAATATACGAAGGGGCTTTTATTTTAGGTACTACAGAATTATTAAAGTGGGAAAAGGCAACTAACATGATTCGACCATTATCTAACACGAATAAGGTAATGATGAATTATATTGCAAGTGCACCAAGACTTTATAAAGGAAATATCAATTCCTTGGTATCTAAAATGGCACCTTATGCGGATTTGATACAGCTAACACATTTAAAATTACAACAAGCAATACAAAGAATGACTCCATCTGGCGTTTATTTAGACGCTGATGGTTTAGCTGAAATTGATTTAGGAAACGGTACAAGTTACAATCCGCAAGAAGCGTTAAACATGTACTTCCAAACCGGTTCTATAATTGGGCGATCTCAAACTGTAGATGGTGAAATGAATCCCGGCAAAGTGCCTATTCAAGAACTACCTGGCGGCGGAGGTGGTCAAATACAGGTTTTAATAGGAGCATATAATCAGTACATACAAATGATGCGTGATGTTACTGGTTTAAATGAAGCAAGAGATGGATCTGATCCAGACCCAAAAGCTTTAGTAGGTGTTCAAAAACTGGCAGCTGCAAATAGTAATACAGCTACAAGACATATACTAACGAGTAGCATGTTTATTACAACTTCTTTAGCAGAAGCAATTTCTTTAAGATTTAAAGATGTATTAGAATTTCACCCGTCAAAAGAAGCTTTTATAACTGCGCTAGGCAGATTTACGGTCGGTTCTTTAGAAGAGCTAAAAGACTTGCATATGCATGATTTTGGTATATTCTTAGAATTAGAACCTGATCAAGAAGAAAAACAAATGCTAGAGGCTAATATACAAACGGCACTAGCCCAAAAAAGTATATTTTTAGAAGACGCTATTGATATAAGAGAAATTAATAATACAAAATTAGCTAATCAGCTTTTAAAATTTAGAAGAATTAAAAAGCAACAGGTTGACCAAGCTCAAGCTCAAGCAGCTAGTGCGGCACAAGCAGAAGCTCAAGGCCAAGCGCAAATTGTTGTTGAACAAGCAAAAGCGCAAGCAGAACAAATTAAAACAGAATCTAAAATTCAAGTTTCTACAGCTGAAAATGAGCTTTCTATTAAAAAGATGGAAGTTGAAGCAAGAACAAAAAGAGAACTTATGCAATATGAGTTTGATTTAAATGTTAGATTAAAGGAGTTAGAGCTTCAAGCGCAAAAAGAATTAGTTGAAAAACAAACAGAAACACAAAAAGAAATAGCTAACACAAAAATTAGCGCGTCCAAAATAACTGGACCGCCTGATACGGGCAAACCACAGAAGTCCTTTGAGTCTAAAGGCAATGATGTTTTAGGAGGTTTCGATTTATCAAGATTTGAACCTAGATAAAACTATTTAAATTATTTTATTATATACAATTATGGAAGAACAAGTTAAAGTTAATGTTGTAGAAGACAATACTCCTCCTACAACACCACAAGAAAAAGAAGCTGCTGTTTTAGAACAGGCTATTGAAGAGGGTTCTGTTGATGAATCGTATGGTCTTCAAGACGACGGCGTTTACAAAGTAAATTTAGATAAACCACCAACACCTAAAGAAGATGCCATTCAAGAGCAAGAAACAGAGAGCGTATCTGTGGGCGATGGAGCCGAAGATAGCCCGGAAGTGGACGAACAAGTACGGGAGCAAGATACAAAAGAAGAAAACGAAGAAGAAGAAGTAATTGATGATTCACCATTGCAATTAGTAAATGATGAACCACAAGAAGAAGAAAAACAAGAAGTACAGAAAGAAATCCAGCAAGAAACAAAACAGGAAGTAAAACAAGAAGAAACAAAAGTTGTTTTACCTGAAAATGTTGAAAAGCTGGTGCAATTCATGGAAGAAACTGGCGGAACGGTAGAAGATTATGTTAATCTTAATCGTGACATTTCTAAAATGGATAATACAACTTTATTAAGAGAATATTATAAAAATACAAAACCTCATTTAGACGCAGATGATGTTGATTTTTTATTCAACAAAAACTTTGCATATGATGAAGAGACGGATGATCCGTCAGAAGTTAAAGCTAAGCAATTAGCTTTTAAAGAAGAATTATATAATGCCCAAAATTATTTCAATAGTAGTAGGGAAAAATACTATGCCGATCTTAAGTTAAGAAAGCAAGAAAGTGTTGCTCCTGAATATGCTGAAGCTATGGAGTATTATAATAATTCTAAGCAACAATCAGAAGAGTATAATAATCTTCAAAAAGAGTTTATTGAAAAAACAAATAAAGTTTTTAATGATAATTTCAAAGGTTTTGATTTTAAGGTCGGAGAAAACAAATACAGGTTTAAAGTAGATAACACTGAAAAAGTTAAACAATATCAATCAGATATTTCTAATTTTATTAATGAATTTTTAGGTGACGACGGTTCTGTAGCGGACGCTGCAGGATACCATAGAGCGTTGTTTGCTGCTAAAAATGCAGATAAGATTGCAAATCACTTTTATGAGCAAGGCCGTGCCGATGCTGTAAAAGAATCTGCAAAAGAAGCAAAGAATATTAATATGGACCCTCGCTCCGATAATTCAACTATAAAAACCGAATACGGAGATAAAATTAGAGTTGTATCTGGAAATTCATCTGATAAGTTGCGCATTAAATGGAATAAATAACACAACTTAAAATCAAACAAAATGGCTTTTACTGGTGGCATTCCTGCCGCATTACAACCAACTCAGTCTAAAACACTTTATGCTGGGAACTACATTGACTTCACCTCAGCGGCGCATGATCAATGGACACAACAATTTTTACCCGATGTATACGAAAAAGAAGTAGAGCGCTACGGAAATCGTTCAATCGGATCATTTTTAAGAATGGTATCTGCAGAGATGCCTTCAACTTCAGATCAAATTATCTGGACTGAGCAAGGACGTTTACATACTCGTTATGCAAATGTACTTCCTCAAGGAACTGCTGCTAACTTACCAGCTGCTGGCGCTGCTGCAGTTATTGCAGCTAACGCTAACGCAGGTGGAGTATTAAACTTCACTATTCCTGCTCAACCAACAAGTGTTGGTTTAACATCTAATACTACATCAAACTGTAACTTTAAAGTTGGTCAAACGGCTATGGTACAAGTTCAGTCATCTGCAACTTCTGCTGTTGGTGGAACTGCTGATGTTATTAAAGGTGTGGTAACAGCAGTTTCAGGCGCTAGCTTCCAAATTAAAGCTTACAAAGCTCATGCTGGTGTAACAGCTGCTGAGCGAGTAACTGCAATGGTATATGGATCTGAATTTGCTAAAGGTACTGGAAACTTTACTGAAAAGCTAGATCCTAGCTATGCTACATTTACTAATGCTCCAATCATTATGAAAGAGCACTATTCAATCAACGGATCTGACACAGCTCAGATTGGATGGATTGAAGTAACTTCAGAAAATGGAGCGGATGGGTACCTATGGTACCTAAAATCAGAGCATGAAAATAGACTACGTTGGGAAGACTACGTAGAAATGGCTATGGTTGAAGGTGTTGAAAAAGCTGCTGGAGGAGCTAATATTGCTCTTGGAACTTACGGTGGTAGCCTTGCTGCACAAAATGCACGTGGTACACAAGGTTTCTTTGATGCAATTGAAGAAAGAGGTAACGTATATTCAGGATTTGGAGCGCAAGCTGCAGGTGGTGGAGCACTTACTGATTTTGATGCTGTTCTTAAGCAACTAGACAAGCAAGGAGCTATTGAAGAAAACATGCTTTTCTTAAATCGTGATTTATCATTAGAAATTGATGATATTCTTGCTCAACAAAATGGTGGCTACGCTGGTGGTACTTCTTATGGAGTATTTAACAATAGCGAAGATATGGCACTTACTTTAGGGTTTACTGGATACCGCAGAGGATCTTATGACTTTTACAAAACTGACTGGAAATACTTAAATGACTGGTCAACTCGTGGAGGTTTTGGAGATGTTGAAGGTGTTTTAGTGCCTGCTGGTACGTCTACTGTTTATGACCAACAACTTGGTACAAACATTAAGCGTCCATTCTTACACGTAAGATATAGAGCTTCAGAAACTGACAACAGAAAAATGAAATCTTGGATTACAGGATCTGTTGGAGGACCTACTAGCTCAGATATTGACGAAATGAGAATGCACTATCTGACTGAAAGATGTCTTATTACTCAAGCTGCAAATAACTTCGTATTATTTAAAGCTTAATAAGTTTTTTAACTATAGGATACGGGCTCTTCGGAGCCCAGTATTCTTATTTTATATTATTTAATTATGACAACAAAAACAACAAAAGCTCCTGACGCTGAAAAAGGATGGGAGATAAAAAATAGAACATATGTACTGACCGGTAATAGATCACCTATTTCTTGGACAATACAAACAAAACACACAGCTAGAAAGCCCTTGCTTTATTTTGATGAAGCAAACGGGATAAATAGAGAAATACGTTACGCTACAAATCAAAGATCTTTATTCGTAGATGAACAAGATGGGGCTGTAACATTATCTCATGTAATGTTTTTAGATGGTGTATTATATGTTCCAAAAGAAGAACAAAATTTACAAAAATTGCTTTCTTTATATCACCCAGAAAGAAATAAATTATGGGAAGAAATTGACGAAGTACAAGAAGCTGAAGACGAAATTGATGTTTTAGAATTAGAACTTGAAGCTTTAAACTTAGTTAATGAAATTGATATTGAACATTTAGAAGCTATTATGAGAACTGAATTAGGTTCAACAGTAGCTAGTCTTTCTTCTAAAGAATTAAAAAGGGATGCGTATAGATTTGCTAAATCGCAACCTGTTTTATTTTTAGAACTTGTTCAAGACGAAGATATAAAATTAAGAAATTTAGCTAACAGAGCTGTTGAAGTTGGAATTTTACAACTTACTGATGACAATACTGTTTTTAAATTTGCTAATGGCAAAAAAGTTTTAACGGTACCATTTGAACAGCACCCATATGCGGCGTTAGCTCAATATTTTAAAACTGATGAAGGTGTAGATTTAATGAAATCTATAACAAAAAAGCTTTCATAAACACTTGGCATAGGGTAAGAAATTAACTCTATGCCGTCTAAACCAACACAATAAATATAAATGGTAAATATAGATAACGTCTACAATACTGTATTAGTAATAACTAATAAAGACAACCGTGGATATATAACGCCAGAGGAGTTTAATAGGCTAGCAAACCAAGCTCAAAATGAAATATTTGAAAGCTATTTTAGAAAGCAATCTTCATATGAGCTTAATGCAAATATTACTAGTGATTTTGCAGATCCTGTTTTAAACACTTCTGAGAAAATAAATGAATTTTACGGTGATGCTAATTTAGTATTAAGCAATGGTGTTTTTAACTATCCTAGTGACTTTTATAGATTAGGCGTTGTATCTGTTAATAATAAAGTGGCAGATTTTGCACATCATTCAGATATAAAATATATTAACCAATCACCTTTAACCTACCCTGTTGATAGCCAACCTGTATATACATTAGCTAAAAATGGGGTTAAGGTTTATCCTAGCACAATAACTACAGGTGTTAGCATAGATTATTTAAAAAAGCCTAACAGACCTAAATGGGGCTATATTATGCCTACAGCTGCGCAGATAGCAGCGGGTATACCTAACAAGCCTATTTATGATCCAACTGTATTTGATCCCGCTACGGATAGTTATAGTGCATCTGCAAAGTCTTATAATTTTGAGCTACATGCTTCAGAAGAATATGATTTAGTTGTTAAAATTTTAACATACGCAGGAGTAGTTATAAAACAAGCTGATATAGCGGGATTTGGACAAGGTAAAGAACAACAAATAGCAGCAACTGAACAATAATGGCAATATCAAGAAAACCTTTAGATGTAAATAATTATTCTGCTTTAGATGGCGGAACAGGATTAGCTATACCGGGATACTATAGTAGAACAAATTTAAATGATATAATTAATAACTTTATGATTGCCTATGTAGGCGATGGTAAAGTTTTAACAAAGGTTCCTAGATATGAAGTTGCTTTTTGGGCACAAAGATCTGTTCAAGAATTTAGCTATGATGTTTTACATTCTGAAAAATCTATAGAAATAGAACTAAGCCCAACTAAAAGCATTTCTTTGCCATCTGACTATGTTAATTACGTTAGAATTGAATATACTGATGCTAACGGTGTAATGAAGCCGATACTGCCAAGCAGAACAACTACAGCAAATAAATCAGTTGCACAAGATCAAGATTACAAATATATATACGATCAAGAAGGTAATATAGTTTTTAAAGAAATATCTGAAACTATTGAAAAATATCAATCAGCTGAAAGATTAATGGATGTTCAACAAACTCAAGATTATTATAACGGCTATTTTGACACTGATGATTATTTGTATTACGGAAGAAGATACGGATCAACTCCTGAATACCAAAATATAAATGGCACTTTTGTTTTAGATACAGAAGCTGGAAAAGTTTATTTTGATGCTGCTTTTAAAGAAGGCACTTTTATAACTTTTACATATATATCTGACGGTTTAGGTGATAATGGTAATTTTGATAATGTATACGTTCCTAAATTAGCAGAAGACGCTGTATACGCTTCAATGCTTTATAATTTAGCTAAGCTTAGAGGTTCTGCTGCAGGCGCTGCTGGACTTTACAAAAAAGAAGCTTCTTCTAAAATGCGAAATGCAAAAATAAGATTATCTAATATGAAGTCTACTGAAATGGCTCAAATATTACGTAATAAAGCAAAGTGGATTAAACACTAATAAAATTGTATGCCAGAAATTAAAAGAACGTTCAACGTTGGTAAAATGAACCGCGATTTGGACGACAGACTAGTGCCTCCTGGAGAATACCGGGAAGGTTTTAATATTACTGTTGGGCAATCTGAAAGTTCGGATGTTGGTTCTATTGAAAACTTATTGGGTAATGAAGCTGTTTCTCAAAGCAATTTAGCTAATGGTAAATGTATTGGATACATAAGCGATACAGGTACAGAAAAAATATATTTTTTTGTAACAAGTAATTCTTCTTATAATGAAACAAATACTGGGCAGCATGGTTTATTTGAATATGATCAAAAAACAAAGCAAACTACTGCGTTAGTTGTTTCAGCCCAACTTAATCTACATCAAAGCTATCCAATAACAGGAATAAACATTGTAGATGATCTATTATTTTGGACAGATAATAGAAATTATCCTAGAAAAATAAATGTAGTAACCGCTAGAAACAACACATCTTATTATACAGCAGCTAATGATATTGATAATTTAATATCAGTTGCAAAGTTTGCACCTTACGAGTCGCCAACTTTAGTGTCTGCAACAAGAGAATCTAATATATCTTCTACATTTATGGAAGATAAGCTAATTAGATTTTCTTATAGATGGCAATTTGATGATAATGAGTATAGCACATTAGCTCCATTTAGTCCTATAGTTTTTTCAAGACTAAATGAAACAGATTCTATAAGTACTTCATTATCTAATTTTGGCGAGATTGAAACATTCGTTAATGCAATTAATCAAGTTCAACTTCAAATACCAACACCTACGGGTTACGGAATAAAAAATGTTGAGCTAATATATAAAGAGTCTGGTTCAGGAACGTTGTATGTTGTTGATGACCAAGATGTTACAACTGAGCCTTTTGTAAACTTTACATATTCGTCTACTGACCCGTTTCGAACATTGCCAGGCGATCAACTTACAAGAGTTTATGATGCAGTGCCAATTAAAGCAAAGGCACAAGAGGTTGCTGGCGGAAGATTAGTATACGGTAATTTTTTACAAAACTACGATATTCCAGATATTTCTTTTACAATTACAAGAACAGGTGAAACTTCTGCTAGAAATAATATATTAGAAAACCAATCAGTTAAGTCAAGAAGAACTTATCAGGTGGGTATTGTTTTAGCAGATAAATTTGGAAGACAATCGCCTGTTATATTATCAAGCTCTGGTACAGATACTGTTTTTATAGATCCAGGAAATGGAGATGCAGCATCTACAACAGCGTTCAATGCTTTGCGTATTACTTTTACAGATACTACGCAAATACCATCTTGGGCATATTCATATAGAGTTGTTGTAAAACAAAGAGAACAAGAATATTATAACTGGATTTCTACAATAGATGCCGCTAACACTGTTAATCGTTTTGGTGATAGTATAAATAAAATACCTAGAGATCAAACGGCAACTATTCCGCCAAGTACATCTCCAACAATATCGCCTTGCGATATTTCTGTATATCCTAAATTTTTATCTGGAGGCAATGTGTACACAAAACCGTACGCTAATTTAACTAAAGTGCAGTCTATTGCAAATCCATCAGGTGATGCATTAGTAACAACAATTGATAATTCTGGCGCTTCAGTAACTAGTGGGCTTTGTGTTTTTGAAACTGAGCCAACATCTTCAGAGCTAGATATATTTTACGAAACTTCAACTGGTGGTTTAGTATCAGAAATACCAGCTACTACAACGGATATTTTGTTTTTTAATTGTATACTGCTAACCTTCACATCAGGTAATCACATTGAAATAAATAGAATACGAGCTGGTTTTAACGAACCGTTTTTTGATATAGGTGTTCGAGCTTTTGTTGTACAAGAAAACTTTACACAAGAAAGAAGAAAAAACACATTAATACATTCTAGTGGGCTTTTAAACTCCAGAACAGGTATTAACTATATAAATCAATTCAATGAGTCTGAAGGAGGTTTAACAATATCATTAGATCCATTAGACGGTTCCGTACAAAAATTATTTGTTGACGATACTCAAGTTATAATATTTCAAGAAGACAAGGTTTCTAGGTCTCCTGTAAATAAAAACTTTATATATTCTGCAGAAGGTGGAGCGGTGCCTGTAACTAGTAATACACAATTTTTAGGTACAGTAGCTGCGTACGCTGGTGAGTTTGGAATATCACAAGATTCTCAATCTTTTGCTAGCTATGGTTTTGCAAAATATTTTACTGATAAAAATCGTGGCACTGTATTAAGGTTATCTCAAAATGGGATTACTGAAATAGCTAAGTTAGGAATGGGAGATTTTTTTAGAGACGCTTTAAAACAATCTACACAAATAATTGGTTCTTATGATGAATACAATCGCTGCTATGAGTTAACTATTATTGGACAAGGATTTGATAGTAATGAAGATACAAATACTGAAACAGCCAGCGATGGATACTTAACGCTGTCTTTTGATGATAGATCTAATGGCTGGACTAGTTTTAAAGGATTTAAACAAGAGGGTGGTATTTCATTGAATAATTATTATTATACATTTAATGGTGGAACATTATGGGAACATCATACGGAAAATGTAACTCATAATAATTTTTATAATTCTGGAACCCAAAAATCTTATGTAGTTCCAATATTTAATGATGCTCCGTCTTTAATAAAACAGTATAATGCTTTGAGTTATGAAGGTGATGAAGGATGGGGAGTTGAATATATTCAAACAGATATAGGTAATTCAGGTGAAATTCCTCAAACGGCTACTTCTTTTTCTACAACGTTACAACTATCAGGTGCCGCAGATAATTCTGTTTTTAACGGTGCTAATACGGTAATTGCAAAAGAAAACGAAGGTATTTCTTGGGCAGTATTTGTTGAACCTTTAAATTCACAATTTGAATTTAATAGTGTTAGCGATATTGTTTTAACTCCAGCCGCAGGAAGTAATTTAACTGTAACAAACCCTCAGTCTATAACTGAAGGAAAATTAGTTTTCTTAGTTCAGCATACTGTAGGAAATTCAAATACTACTCAAACTTTAAATATATCTGGCACTGGCGCTAGTTTAGCATTTACTGTAGCTTTATTAACAGTTAACACTATAGATACTGTTGCTTTTTCTGCAATAACTCCAGCATCTCAAATATTTAATAATAGTGGAAGTAATAATGTTGTTTTTTCTACTGCAGCATTTACAAATTATTATATAGATCCTGCTAATATTACAGTTAATACCTCGGGAATGCCTGCAATAACAAACCCAGGTACCCTTACTAATGCTAGAAACGGAGATAATGTTGTTTATACTCTTCCTGTAACTGTACCAACAGAAGCTACAGCGGGAACTATAACAATAAATGGAACAGCAACGCTTAAACATACATTAACTTGGGAACAAGGTAACGTTGCATCACCGGGAGTTATAGCAACACCTAATGGTACAGCTGTAGGGACGGCTTATTATAACTCACCTTTTGAGGCTGCTGCTTCAAGAACAGCAACTATTACGTACACATGCTTAGCTACTGAAATACTAACCACATCTAGTTATACAGATAGTGGGGCAGGCTACCCTGCAAACACTAGTATAAGTAGTGTATTAAGCAATAACGATGGTCAGCTTACAATAACTGTAGTTGTGCCAGAGCTAACGGGTGATACCACTGCTACACCTACAATTACCGTAACAGGGGCAGCTACTGCAACCTTAGGAACAACAACAACTCCTCAAGCAATTAATCAAGCAGGAGATAACGTTGTAATATCAGGTACTTGGAATGTAAATGGTTCAGCAAGCCCTAGTGATAATTGGTTATTATTAAATGGAGTAAATGGTACAGCTGCGCTAACGCCTGGCAATTCTTTTACAATAGGAGCTACTGAGAACACGACGGGTTCAACAAGAACAGGAACAATTACGTTAGCAACAACTAACACAAGAGTTTCTGCTAATGTTCCTAATCAAGTAATAACTATTAATCAAGCGGGATAACATGGCAGATATAATAAAATTTCCTTTTGAAGAAAAAGAAGGCAAGTATTTTACGCCTATAGTTTCTGAACAAACTAAATATAAGGTTGAAAACGGAACTATAGTAGAAGATGGCAAAGAGTTAATATCAGGTATAAAAGGTGCGTTTGCTATTATAAAATTAGTATTGCCTATTGAAAATGCGGGCACAAAAAAAGAGCTGTTTGCGTTAAATTCAGAGGCGGTCAATTCATCGAATTAAATTATATGAAATTACAAGTAAGAAAATTACAAGAATCCGATTGGGATTTAATACCAAGTTGGTGGGAAGCCTATGGTTCTGAAGGCTTCCCTCGCGACTTTTTACCCGGAGCATTTCAAATGGGTGATGAACAAGAAAAAAAACGTGAAGGACTAGGCGGCTTTATGGTTTGCAAAGGAAACGATCCTATTGCGGCTATGTGGCTGTGGATGACAAATAGTAAGATGGCAATTCCAGCTGTTGTAGTGAGTGATAGATCTTATCGTGACACCGACAGAAGTGATGCATTGCAACTCTTAGTAGATTTTACAACTGATTTTGCTGAAGACTTAGGTTATAAATATGCTTTTGCATGGGCAAAGCCAGGTAGATTATTAGAAAAATATAAAAAGGCGGAGTATTATTGCGATGAAACTCCATCCTATGAATTAATACTAAAATACTAATGGGAGATATAGTAAAAGGTGTAGCATCACTTTTTGGAGGTAGAAAAAGAAGACAAGAACAGAAAAGAGCAACAAGAGCTGCTAATCAAGCTATTGCTAGTCAAGATGCTTTTGATTTTCAAAATGTTTATGGCGGAATAGAAGGTCCGACTGTAGAAAGTCAAGGATATGACCCTTCACAGGCTCAAGTTGGTCAATTAGGTCCCGCTGCTCAGGCTCAGCTAGCAACGTTAGCACCATCACAGGGCTATGAAGCACAAGGTTATACAGCACAAGGATATGATCCAAGAACAACTTCAGTAGAAGGTCTAGCTAGGGGAGCTGATACAGGATTAACCAACACAATGGCTAACTTGCAGGCTTCAACAGCTGCTGCAAATATGCAAGCGCAGGAAGCTGATCAGTCATTGGCAGCATCACAAGATTTAGCCGCACAAGCCGGTACAGGAGCAGGTGGTGCTACAGCATTAGCGGCAGCAGCAGCAAAATCAAAAGCTGGTGTTGCTGCTTCTATAGATCAGCAGGTTAAAAGAAATGAAATGCTTAGAGCTCAAGGTGAAAGTGAATTACAAAGATCTCAATTAGCACAAGGAAATTTAGCCTCTCAATTTGATTTAGGTCAAAGTCAGTTTAATGTTGGGGCTCAAAACAGAGCAGCACAATTTGGAGCACAAGCTCAAAATCAAGCAGCGCAATTTGGGGCGCAGGCTCAAAACCAAGCAGCAAGATTTGGCGCTCAATCTGCTAATCAATTTTCATTAGCGCAATTTGGTGCTGAAAATCAAATGAATCAATTTAATGTTGGTGCACAAAATCGTTTTGCACAAACACAATTTGGTGCTGAAAATCAATTTGCATTAGCTAATACTCAAGCACAAAATCAAGCTGCACAGTTTGGTGCTACCGCAGCTAATCAAGCTGCTGCTAGAAACGCTGATTATCAATTTAAAGCGGATCTTATGGACAGACAAGGAGAGGCTATGGCTCAGCAATTTGATTTTAAAAGATTACAAGATCAAACAGGTAGAGCAGTAGCTGATAAAAACAACGCTGATGCAGCCAGAGCTCAAGCAAAGTCTAATCTCATAGGGGGCATTGCAGGTGTTGCTAGCGCGGCACTGGCTCCTTTAGGGGGATTAGGAGGCGCTGTTGGAAAGTTATTTGGAAAAAAAGATTAAAATATGTCAGAATATAATTACGATTTTTGGGCTAAAAAAAACGAATACGCAGCAGGCGGCGCTAAAGAGCAGCAAATGATTGGAAGTGCAATAGATAAATCTATTGCGGAAAGAAGATTATTAGCAGATAGAGCTGAGGCTAAAAGGAATAGACAGCTACAAAGAGATATACTAAATTATAATCAAGCCACTAAAATGGCTGAAAATTTAGACACTCTTAATTTTATGCCCACCACCGGTGTTAAAGGCATGGACGAAGTGATGGTTGGACTAGGCCGTTCAATTGCAGATCAAGCAGCTTATTTGAATTCAGAGCTTGCTAGAACGCAAGATACTGCGTCGTATTCTGCTGCTATGGCTAGATTAAAAAGCGAAGTTACAGCCGCTAAAGGATTTGATGGTAAAATTAAAGAACTTTTGGGTACTTATGAGCAGGCTGTTCAAAGCGGTAATCTATCTGATTTTACAGATGCAAACACTAGAGCTGTAATTGAAGACCTAAGAAGCGGATCTCCTGAAGGTAGATTTGAAAATATTAACGGCGTTACTACTTGGGTTGGTAAAAATGCTTTAGGCGAAGATTATAAACTAGCTATGAGTCAAGTTGATCAATTGAAAAATCAATTGCAACAAAAAGATGATATTAATACATTAATTGACAAAGGGCTAAACGTACAGCAAACAGCAGATGGTCATATATTAAGTTTTGATGAACCCGCATACGGAATAAACAACGAAAAAGGTTTATCCGCAGCTGATCTATCTAACAATATGCTTGTTGATTTAGTTAATTCTGCTGGAGCAGAAAATAAAGAGCGTAAAAGCGCAGCTATTCTTGTAGATCATTTTGGTTATGATAAAAAGGACGCTTTAAAATTGTTTTCACAAGTTATACCAGAAGATGAAAGAACAGCACAAGAAAAAGCTGACGGCATAGTTACGATAGGAGATCAACTTTTGCAAAGAGAATGGTTAAATAAAGCTAAAAATTTATACGGAATAAACCAAGCAGCTGTTCAAAAATACAAACAATCTGCAGAAGATCAATATCAACAACATTATAACGCAAAAGATATACAAAGACAGCTTAGAGCAGATAGAGCGCAAACTAAAAATGCTTTAGCTAACGATAGAGATCCTAGGTTTTGGAATACTCCAATAAATAATGATTTGACTAATTTAAAAGGCTTGCCTCCAAAAGAAGCTTTAACTAAGTTTAATGGCTTAATGCAGAAATTTAAAGGAGATTTAGCTCTATTAGGGTTAAGCAATACTGAAATAAAACTTGGCGATGGCACAGTTGTTCCTGCTGTTGAGTTTGAAGATGAAGAAGGCAATACAGTTAAACAAGAAGGATATTTAGCTGCAGGGCCGCCGGTGTCAATGGTTATTCAAAACCCTAAAGTACCCGGAGCACCCGCTATTGAAATACCGTTTAACGCTTCACCTGAAGATATAAAAAGAGCTATATTCCAAGCTCAAGGATTACAATCACCAAATTCAAGAATAGGTTTACCATAATAAATATATAATATGTTTGAATATAACGGACAACAATTTACATTAGCAGAAGTTGAAGAAGCTGCTGCAAATAAAAAAATGTCACTTGATCAATATATAAATCAATTTGGTATTAAAAAAATTGATTCACAAATTGTGGAAAAGCCACAACCTGCTGCGGAGATAGCTGCACCTGCAGCAGGGCAAACTCCCGATACGGGATTGCAGTTGGAAAGTGGTTCTTCGGCTTCAGCAAATAATAACATACTACCTAGAGATCCCAATGAGGTTTTAGCTGCAATAAATGCCGTAGGTGTGGCACTTCCTTTATCAGATAATTTTAAAAAAGAATTTGTTAAAACAATTTATTCTGGGGTTCAAAGTTTTGATTATACTCAAGCAAAAAATAGAGCTCAAAAATTAAACGATGCTCAAGCCGCTATTGAAAAAATAAATACTCAGGACCAAAGAGTTAGAGCGCAAGCGGCTGAGGAAGGCTGGAGTGATAAACGATTAAATCAACAATTAAATTTATTTGTTGATGAAGGAGGTAGAAGCTTAGGTAAAAAAGAAGAAGCATTAAAATACTATAATAATAAAATAAAAGAAGCTAAAACAGAATTCGTAAAAGAAATATCTGAAGGTAAAGAATATCAGCAAGTTATAAATGCAATGGGTGAGGGCGCTGAATTATTTGATGAAGAAGGAAATTTAGATGTTCAGCTTTCAGATCTCAGCAAAGCCATGGGTAGTCAAGTACCTCAAGTTTTGCAGTCAATATTAACAGCCGGAGCCGGGACATATATTCAAGAGGCTGGAGGCATGACTGTTGAAGCTTTAGATGCTGCTGCTCAAAAAAAATATGGAGATAAGTTTTTTGAACTACCACAAGAAGAGCAAACTAATAAATTATTAGAGTTAGTTGAATCTAATGAAGTTGACTTTGATAAAATAGCACCTGCTGCTATGGGTATAGCTGGGTTAGATTTAGTCGGTAATTTTTTTGTTTTAGGTAAAGGATTAAAAGTAGCCCCAAAAAGCGTTGCTAGAAATTTTGTTAAAGGAAGAACAAAAGCCGCTTTAAATAATGCTAAAAAAATTGCTACTGATTATAGAACATATCTTAATCCAGCAATGGCATTGGCTGGTGAATCAGGAACAGAAGCTTTACAAGAAGGCATAAATATGGCGGCTACAACGGCTGCATTAGAAGATTTTTCAGAGGGGCCAATAGATACTTTTGATTCAGATAGAATAAGAGATGCTGCTGCTTTAGCTTTAATAACAACAGGCCCAATATCAACAACAGCGGGAGGGGTCCGTAAAGGCTCTAAAGAATTATATAGAAAAATATCTGGTATTAGAGACGAAAATTCTGTAAGATCTATTACAAATACAAGAAGAAAAAAATTAGAACAAGAATATACAGACGGTATTAAAGACGAACAACAAGTATCGGATGAATTAGATGCTTTAGATTTAGCAGAAGATGTTGCTTATAATAGAAGGTTTAGAAAATTTGAACCAGAAGCTAAAGAAGAAATGTTTGATCTTGAGCTTGAAAAGCTAAAATTGCAACAAAAAAACGAAGCACTTAGCCAATCATTAACACCGGATATAGGCAATATATTTGGACAAAATGAAAAACAAAAAAACGAAACTAGATTAAAAGAAATAGAAAATGAGCAGGGTAAAGTTGTTGCTAAACAGCAATATTTAGTAACTGATAAGCTTTTTGGGGCTTTTGTAAATAATAATAAAGAACTTTTTAACGGCTTTGAATATAAAAGCTTTAATACAAAAGAAGAATTTAAAGAATTTGCAAAAGAAAATAATATACCTTTAAAAGGCAATGTTGAAGGATTAGCTAATGGTGATAATTTTGGTATAGCCATTCCTGGTAAAAAAATTATTGTTACTGTAAAAGAAAACGTCAATGAGGGTATAAAAGACTTTATGCCTTTAAACCAAGTTTTAGCCGCTAATGTAGTTCACCATGAAGGATTACACGCTTTGATGAGTACATTGTCAACTAAGCAATTAGTAGATTTAAAAGCAGAATTAGCTGCTTTGTCAAATGATGGTTCTACTGTTTCAAAATTAATAAACACAGCAACTGATTTATCAACGGACAGTAACGAAAGGGTGCAAACAGAAGAATTTTTTGCAAAATTATCTGATTTATTAAGAGGTGAAAATTTAACAGAGCAAAATGTAACCGTAGATGATGCTAGCATTTTAGGTAAAATAGGAACTATAATTTCTAAAGTTTTAAATTCTAAAGCGCCTTCTTCTATAAACTTTGAAAATTTAGAAAATGGTTCTCAAGTTATAGAATTTATTAAAAGATATAATTCTTTTAATGGTAAACCTTCTTTAGAATTAAAATTACCTACTATAGGAAGTAAAGGACAACAAACTCCTGAAAAAGAAAATCAACAAGAATTTGAAAGCGCAGCTTCTGCAAATTTATCTGAAATATATAATAAATATAATCAAGATAAAAACACAATGATCCAGCAGAGTTTATTAAAAACTCCTCAAGGTCAAGAAACATTTGATTTTTCAAAATCAGAATTTGGGCAGTCTATTGGTGGGTTAGTTGAAGCTATAACAAAAAGATTATATGACCCTGTTTTAGATGATTTAAAAAAAGGTATAACAAGAGATAGGTTTAAAAATGATTTAATATCTGAAGCTGCTACTATTATTTCTAATGAGTTTAATCCAGATTTACAAGAAATTGGTAAATTTACAACTAATAGATTAAATCTTAGGGCAAATAGATTAGCTGAAAATACATTTGAGCAAACTATAACTCAAGATGTAACAGAAGCTAAATCTGTTGTTTCTGATGAGCGTGCTCCTGAAGATATAAAAATAAAACAACCTATATCTAAATCGCTTAAACTAGATAAAGCTATTTCTAGTGATAAAATTAAAAAGCTTTCTGAATTATCTATTATAAAAGCAACAAATGCTCTTAAAGGTAAAAATATTGCAGATATAAAAAAAGTAAATATTAAAAATAAAGCTATTAATGAAATATTTAATAAACAATTATTTAAAGATATTGCTAATGAGTTAGGCAAAAATACAAAAAATTCAAATAATTTTTCAAAATATTTAAATAATAATTATCCTGCTTTATTAGATGCTGCTATAAATAATATAGACTTTCAAAAAGGAACTGGTATTTCGGCTAATTGGAACAAAATACCTCCATCAAAAAAAGACTTTATAGAATATTATGAAGCTAAAAATGAAAAACCATCAACAAGGTCAGATCGCAAAAAGTCTTTAAATGAGGCTATATCAAGAGAACTAGCAAAGCAAACAATTCAAGACTATGTTTTAAATGATCCCAGTATTAACGAACAGTTTGAGCAAGATACAGGTATATCTTTAGCTAGCGCTAAATTAAGAAGTATAGTTACGCCTGAAATTGAAGCTAAATTAAAAACAGAATTAAATCAAAAATTACTTTCTAGTAATGATTATAATTTTACAAGCGCTTTCAAAACTATTGGGTTAGATAAACTATATAAAGATATTTATGGAGATAAAAAAGGAGAAACCAACTTTAATAATATTGTAAACCAATTTGAAGAAGTAGGTAAAACTTTAAATCAAAATAAATCAATAAAGCCTACTTTTGAATACAGAGGTAAAGAATATACTTATGTTGGGTTTATTACAGATAAAATTTTAGATGAATTACAAAATGGTAGTTATGCAGTTCAAATAAAAGCTATTACGGGTCATGATTTAGATATTGATCTTAGCGATCCTCTTTTTGTTGCGAGAGCTAGAAATAGTATGTCTATAATAATTAATAACCCAAAAATAGGAAGAGCGTGGGCTAATAGATTTTTAAGAAAAGGATTAGCTGCGCCGTCTAAAATAGGTAATGGGACTGTAGTAGCAGAAAATAATAAATTAGTATATAAAGAAAATGCTAAGCCTGGAACAAACAGATTAGGTTTATTTGACGGAACAGAAGATGTAGATAATTTTATTAAATCCGAAACAACTACAGAATCAAAAAGTGATAGCTATGTTCCTTTTGTAAATAATTCAGCTAAGCCTCTACAAAGCTGGACTAAAGAAGGTAATACAGACCAAGGACTAAAAGAAATACAATTGTCTGGTAATGAAGACAATAAAGCTTTTAGAACTTTAGTAGATGTCATGAAGGAAGAAAAAATTGGTATTGATGAGTCAGTAGCGATATTAATGGCTTTAAATGCTAATCCTTTAGGTTTAACTAGAACATCGGCTCCGTTAGACTTTATGCCTCTAAATTCAAATAAATATAATAAATATAGATTAGAGCATATGGTTCCTGCTTTAGCTATAAATTTAGCGGCATTAGATTATATATTTAACAAAAAAGGAAATAAAAAAGATTTTGGCAAAATGATGGATTCTTATAGAACCGCTCAGTTGCCAATTAAATATGATAATCTTGTTAATACTTTATATAAGGCTCATATGCCTTTTTATTTCAAACCGGGAGACACTCCTGTTGTTAGATATTATAATATTGAATTTAAAGAAAAATTTGACTTAGAGATGAAACAAATCTCTACAGGAAATGTCATAAATAAAAATTATTATAAAGATAAAAAACAACAAGAACAATCTCAAAAAGATTTAAATAAAGTATTTGAGGTAGAGTCTTTAGCTTCGGCTAAATTAAGCAATGAATTTAATCAAATGCTTGAGAGGGTTAAAGGTGTTGCTGCGGACGCTACATATTCTGAAGCTAGAGCTATAAAATTAGGAAAGAAAAACAATCCTTTTAAATTTTTTGTGCCATATTCTGCTGAAGATTACATGGGCCTTATATACCCAACATTAGGTAGAGGTAAAGAGGGTGATGCTAATCTTAAATGGTATAAAGAAAACATTACTGATGTTTACGCAAGAGGTATTCGTGACTTTGAAATAGCTAAGCAGCAGTCTATGACACAGTGGATTGAGCTTAAAAAGCAAATTAAAAATTCACCCGCTAAGTTAGGTAATGACGCTGTAAGAGATTTTAGTAATGAAGAAGCTATAAGATTATATTTATGGGACCAGCAAGGTATGCTACCTGATAATGTTGCTAAAAAAGATATTGAAGCAATAAATAAATATATTGAAAGCAAACCTGAACTAAAAAGTTTTGCAGAGCAAATACAAGGTTTAACTTTAGACGGTTATCCAGCGCCAACAGGCGATTGGTTAGCCGGTACAATAACTACTGATTTAGTTAATTATACAAACACAGCTAGTAGGGAACAGTACTTAAGTCAGTGGCAAGAAAACGTAGATACAGTGTATAGCAAAGATAACATGAATAAACTTCGTGCTATTTATGGTGAAGACTATACTGAAGCGTTGAGCGATATGCTTTATAGAATGAAGACCGGTCGCAATAGACCTACGGGTGCTAATAAATTAACTAATCAATTTATGAATTGGGTTAATGACTCTGTAGGTACTATAATGTTCTTTAACACTAGATCTGCATTGCTGCAAACAATATCAGCAGTTAACTATTTAAACTTTACGGATAATAATCCATTAAGAGCTGCTGCTGCGTTTGCAAATCAAAAACAGTATTGGGCTGACTTTTCTGAAATATTTAATTCTGACTTTTTAAAACAAAGAAGAGGCGGATTAAAAACAGATGTTAATGCTGATGAAATAGCTAGAGCTGCTTCAACTTCTGACAACAAAGTTAGAGCTGCATTGGCTGCTGTATTAAAGAAAGGTTTTTTACCAACTCAACTTGCAGATAGTTTTGCAATATCAATTGGAGGTGCTGCTTTTTATAGAAACAGAATTAAGTCGTTAATGAAAGACGGACTTACCGAAGAGCAGGCTAAAGAGCAAGCGTTTTTAGATTTTAAAGAAACAACTGAAGAGTCTCAGCAATCATCAAGACCTGATAGAGTTTCCATGCAGCAAGCAAGCCCGTTAGGGCGCGTTGTATTAGCTTTTGCTAACACACCTATGCAATATACCAGATTGACCAAAAAAGCTGCTTTAGATCTCTTTAATGGACGCGGCGACTGGAAGACTAATCTTTCTAAACTTGCTTATTATGGGGCTGTTCAAAATATTATATTTACAGCTTTACAGTCTGCAATGTTTGCAATGCTATTTTCTGATGAAGAAGATGACGACGAAAAAGAAAAGATTGGTAGAATTGGTAACGGTATTGCTGATACTTTATTAAGAGGTTCGGGTGTATATGGGGCTGGTGTAGCGATGATTAAGAATATTGTTATGGAAGCTATTAAACAATACAATAGCGGAAGACCGGATTATACTAAAGCTGCAGCTAAAATAACAAGTATATCACCGCCTGTAGATTCTAAAATAAGAAAGCTACAGTCTGTTGGTAGAACGTTTACTTATAAGCAAGAAATTGAAAAAATGAAAAATAGAGGTTTTGATATTGACAATCCTGCTTATATGGCTGTAGGCCAAACCGTTTCTGCATTAGCTAACATACCTTTGGATAGAGCAGTGCGTAAAATGAACAACTTAAAAACTGCAGTTGATCAAGATACTGAATTGTGGCAATCTATTGGTTTAGCTTTAGGTTATAGTGAATGGGATTTGGGGATGATCGAAAAAAATACAAAGAAAAAAACAATTAAGATATCAAAACCTAAATCTTATAAACAATATAAGCCTATTGGTGGTAGTAAAAGAAAAAAGAAATCTTTAACCGGTATAGGTTCTGGAATTCCTAAAGTTTTGCCCAAAGGTGTTTTAGGTAGAGCTAATCGCGATGGTAGCATTGAAGTTGCTAATGGGTTATCTCCTACTAAAAAAAAGCAAGTGATTGCTCATGAACAAAAGCATCAAGAAGATATGCAATCTGGAAAGCTAGATTATGATAAAAAATTTATTTATTGGAATAATGAAAAGTATAAAAGAACAGCCGATAAAAAAATAAATTATAAAGGAAAATTATATATTGAAGGTTCTCCGGCTTTACCTTGGGAAAAAGCTGCAAATAAAGCCGAAAAACAAATTAATTAATTATGGAAGACGAAAGTTTAAAATTAAAAAAAGCCCGTCAAAAAATGAACGATGCTTTAGGTTTAAAAGAATCAAACTCTATTACTCCCGAGCCTAAGCTTAAAACAAAAAAACAAAAAAATAAAGCAAAAAAAAGAGTTGATAAAATTACCCGTAGAGTAGAAAGAAAATACGATGCTGGAGATCTTAGCACTACTGAAAATATGGCAGCTGCAAGAACAAAAGAGGGTAATTTAATTGATACAAGAAAACAAAAAAGAAAAGATTATCTTGTTGCTTTTGCAAATGAACTAGCTCCCGCAGAACAATCTGGACAATATAAAGGAGCAGCTTTTGGTAAAGGGCCAAAACCTACAAGTAGCGAAGCAAGTATTGCAGGTGCTCAAGCTGCTGTTGACGATAAAAGAGCGGAAACAGCAAAAAATGAGCAGCAATATTCAGATATTTTTAAAGGATTACAAGATGTATCAAACGATAAATTACTTAATAATTTTTCTTATGATACAGGTGTTTCTGGTTTAAATAAAAATACAGACTCAAATCCTTCTTCTTTTATGAAAAAAGAATATTTTAAAAAGCGAGGATATTAAATAAAAAAAAGGGGTAACCATTTACGGCTACCCCTTTATTTTTTTTACCCATCACAAGATATGCAACTAGGATCCATTGCTTTTGCGGCTATATCGCCTCGCAATACTGATTCTGTACGCATATAATATAATGTTTTTATACCTCTTTTCCAAGCTTCAAAATGAACCTGATTAATCCATCTAGGTTCTGCTTCTGAAGGGAAAGCTAAATTAAGCGATACTGACTGATCTATATAATCTTGTCGTATACCCGCTTGACCAACCAATTCTAATTGGTTTATTTCTTTAAATGTTTTAAATACATTTTTAACTGGCTCGCCATCTTCCTGAGTTAGTCGTCCGAGGTGATCGTAAAACCATCCATCGAGTTCTTTAATTCCTTGAACGGATCCACCATCTTCCAAAATTTTATCCCAAATTTCTTTGGTATCAATACCAATCTTTTTAAATACTTTTTTAAGTTCATTATTTTTACGTATAAACGTTCCTTTAGCTGATTGCTCTGTAAACACGTTGGCAGCCCAAGGCTCAATTCCAGGAGATATATTACCGCTAAGCTTACTATTAGAGACTGTAGGAGCCACAGACCGAAGATGAGTGTTACGCATACCAGTACCCACACACCAGAGCGGCTCCCCATATATTTCTGCAAGCTTTCTCGATGCTCTCTCAGACTCAATTTTAATTTTACTAAATATTTCACGTGTTTTAAATTGTGCTAATAATCCTTCAAAAGCAATTCCTTTTTGCTGCAACAAAGTATGCCAACCTAAAACACCTAAACCTACTGCTCGGCCTTTTTCAGCGCTACGTATAGCATTCTCAAAGCCTTTCATGTTTTTAGCTTTTTGTATAAACTCTTCCATTACTCCATCTAAAAACCAAATAGCATCATAAATAAGATTAGTATTTTTCCATTCATCATACTTTGCAAGGTTTACTGAAGACAAACAACAAACAAAACTATGTGATTCATCCGTATGCAATGTAATTTCACTACATATGTTCGTCATATGTACTTTTAAGCTATTGCTTTTGTAAGCATCTGGATTAGCTTTGTTCGTATTGCCTTTAAAGAGGATATACGGCTCCCCAGTAGCTTTACGTTTTTGGAGTAGTTTTGACCACCTCGATCTTGCTTCTTGATCTCCGCCCTCGAGTCTTCGCATAAACTTATCGCCAACGACAGCACACTGATGTAGGTTAAGAGATTGCCTGTTGACGTCGCCTTTAGGTTCTCTGATTTCCAACCATTCATCAAAATCAGGGTGTTCGATATTGAGATTAACGGATGCAGCCCCTCTTCGTACTGATCCTTGATTGGTCGCGAGTATAGTTGAGTCATAGATTTTGCAAAAAGGGACAACTCCATCTGATGTTCCATTACCTGTAATTTTAGCTCCAGCGGGTCTTATCATATTAATGCCAATACCTACACCCCCACCGTGCTTTGCAAGTAGCATCATTTCTAAATTTTTTTGTCCAATATCATTTATACTATCTGCTACATCAATACCAAAGCAACTTATAGGTAAACCTCGGTCTGTGCCTGTATTAGACAACACTGGGGAGGCTAAACATAGCCACCCCTTCCATATATACTCAAAAAACTTTTCAGCCAGTTCTGGCTTATATAAACGCCTCGCTACTGAATTAGCTACTCTTTGATATGCATCTCTAGGTGACTCACCTAAAAGTAAATAACCGCCTGTTATAGTTTTTTTATAAACTTCAGTATCTCCCCAGGACGGATAGTCAACACCTTTTTTCCATTCTTTATTCCATTCCATATTAATTATTTAAAAAATATATAGTGTAACCTATCATTACGTTTATATTAACAGCTACTAAATTCCATTGCTTAGCAAGCCAAACCTGCGGAATAGATATAAGTCCACCTATTATATATATCGTAGGACCAATATCTCCTGCTTTAAGTATATACGGAGCAATCATAATAAAAGCTGTACCCATATAACCTAATCTTTGAGCTATTCTTTCTTTAGCACTTAATCTTCTATCCTGTACAAGTAATCTTAAAAAGCTTTTTTTCCATCTAAATTCACAACGCATGCAGGTCTTTTTGCCCTCATGCTTAAACTTAGAATCTTTCTTTTTTTTCTTACATATATTACAAACTCTCATAAGCTAATGCATTCAATTATGTATGTACATTCTTGCTGTGTTGAAGATAAATTCTTACAAACCTTGCCTACATATTCACAATCAAAACCGTCTTCTTTATAACAGCTTAATAGTAATAATAAACTACCAAATATCATTAAAGTCTTCACCTTCATTCGCTTTAGAATAGTCCGTGGGACGTACAGCAAAAAAATCAGTATGAGTGTGGCCGCCAGTGAGATGGTAAAACCAATCGAGTCGGCTTGCTCCTTCGTCATCGTATTTAAAGTGTTTCCCGATGTTTGTGTAACCGAGTTCATTGATTTTTTCATTAAGTCTTTTTCTAATAAATTGTTTGAGATCGTTGGCTTTAAGGTTTTCAATATCTCCTTGTTCAAACATTTTGTCGATATACTTTTCTTCTGCTTTAAGCATTGCTTCTGCTGCATCTATAACGTCTTTTTTACAGTCTTCTAATAACTTAGGATCTTCTTGACACATATGCCTAAACAACTGGCAACCCATTTTACTGTGTAATGATTCATCACGCACACTCCACTTCATTTGCTGGCCAATACCTTTTAAAAGGTTTCTTAATTGGAAGCTATATAACACAGCAAAAGCAGAATATAAACTAACTCCTTCAGCAAAAGCACTAAAAATAGCCAACGATTTTGCAATACCAATTTTATCAGTTCCTTCATAGCTAACTAAATTATCAAATCTTTCCATTGTTGCTTCATCTTGCAAAAAAGCTTCAAAGTTTTCTAATCCTAATGTTTCATTTAAATAACTATAAGCTACAGCATGTATTGTTTCCTGAGAACCAAACATCATAGCCATCTGTTGGATTTCGTGTTTAGGAAACCAGCCTACTACTTTTTGAGTCCAGTAATCTGAAACTGCACATTCTGTTTGAGCAAAGCCTAATAGAATATTACCAACTAAGTTTTTTTCTGAATCAGTTAATTTTTCGTTCCAATCCTTAACGTCACCTGACATCGGTATTTCGGTGTGCAGCCAGAATGCTTGAGCTTGTTTAAGCCATCCCTCAGTATAGTACTCTGAATACTCAAATGGTTTGTACGGTATTCTTTCATCAAATAATCCCATTTACTTTTCTTCTTCTTTTTTAGTTAAACTTTCTTTTAATTTATCTAATGCTAATTGGTAATCTGGAAACTCTTTAATTAATTCCATAGTACCTATTGATAAATCTTTAAGATTAGTTAACTCTTGCACAACCCTATTCATAGCTGACCCTAAAGTATCTATTTTATTAGACATTTCTATTAATCTACTTTCTTTCATTCTAATATTTTTTTACTTAAAAAAACAGGTGAGCCGTCTTTTATATACGCAATTATATGTTTGTCACGCTCTTCAATAATTATATTATCACCTTTTTTAAATCTGCTGGGATAATTTTTTAATAAATATTCTTCTATATTACTCATAATATATTGTTATTATAAATTCAACAAACGGTAAATAAACTACATGCTCTACAAATTGCTGCTCTGGATAGCTTCTAGCCCCTATAAGCACCCCGGGATATAACCCTATTGCTAATTCCCAGCCTGTCATTGCGTTTCATTTAAATAATAAAGAAGCATCTTCATATGAAAAGATACCCTTTCTTTATAGTGACTACGTAGTGTAAAATCCGTGTCCTCTTGCGATTCTATCAATTTCTCTGTATTTGATTCCACCTTTTTCTTTTTTAGTGTATTGTTTAATATCTCTTTCTAATACTCTTCTTGTATACATTAGTCGCGCTTTCTTTTTCTGTTCTCTTTGATCAGCATTACCGTCCGGTCTACTTCCTTCTGGTTTTGCGGCTTGTAAAGCGTCTTTCCAATCTTGTTTTTCGTAAGCCATAATTTAAATAATTTCCATCTCAAAGGGAAAGACTCATTAGCCCTTCCCTTACATTCTATTATGTAGTCTTTTCCAACGAAGTCAGGTGTATACTTAATTCCCAAGATCTTTTTTTGCCCTCTGTTAGTATACTCACCTTTTCCGTTGGATTGTTTTTCATAAGATTGATTTTCAAAATTAAATCCTTCGACCAACTGGAAAACTTCATTTTCATAACCTTCAAATAGTTTTTCTTTTTTTAACGCCATATAAGTATACCGCTCTAAGCCTGATGCAAAGTTTATTCCGTCGTAAGATATTTTTTTAGCCTGTACAGGTCCTCGTTTTTTACTACGTTTTTTTACCATGATCTATCTTCTGTCCATCCCTCAGGACTTCTGTGCTTACTAAAGCTATCTTCTTCTTCATAATCTTTAAGTATTTTTTCTTCAAGAGCATCGCTAGTTTCCATCTTAAGCTTTTGAATATAGTTTACAGCATCCATTAATTCTTCTTGTAAATGATTAAGCCACTTGTGTAAACTGGGTTCGTCATCATGCAGAGTCACCCCATATTTTTTATAGCCTATATCGCTTCGTTCTTTGAACTTATCGATTACTTGTTTAATTATTTTATCACGCATCTTTTACAAATGTTCCGTTAACCATCTTGCCTGTACGTCCAGCTATTACTTTATAAGCTGAGTCTATACAGTCTTCTATATTGTAACCCTTAAGCTTAGCTAAATTTGTTAAAACAACAACCATATCACCTATAGCATCTATAATTTCAGGTTCATCATTTTTTAGTATAGCTTGTGATAATTCACCGGCTTCTTCTATAAGTTTAAGATATTGAGTTCTTACATCTCCAGTTTTATATATACCTCTTTCTTTAGCCCATTCCCTAATTAATTCAAATTGATCTTGATGAGAGTATAGCTTTTCTTTATCTTTTTGAAACGGCCCAGCTGTATGCATAGCTTTATTATATACAAAGCTACGGCTTTTATTAAACATAGATTCTTTAATATTGCTTAATATCCATTCTATTTTATCAGTTGAATCTATTTTAATATCACCATATGGTGTTTGCCACTCAAGATCTCCTAAAAATGCTCCGTCAATATCATCTTTTGACACAGCAAATGTGGTTGTTTGATCTGTTACATTAACTTGTTTACTCATAGGTTTTTTAAATAATTTATCATAAGGTTTTATATCAACTTTATATCCTAAGTCTTTTTGTAATTGTCTTTCAGCGTTAGCAGCCTCTTTTATATCATCTGTTTCAAATAATATTTCATATTCTCCAGGTTTAAAACCTTGTTCATCAACAACTCTTTTTTGTATATTAGTTGTACAGCCTATCTTTTTACCTAGTATATGATAAACTTTATATTTACCTGTGCTTACTGCTGATATTCCCATCTTACAATATAATATTTGTTATCTTGACCTCTAAGCAAAGCATCTCTTTTTATTTCGCCTGGTCTAATCATATAATCAGACTTCCAATTAGATTCAATAACCGCATCCATATCAGAATCTGATTCAAAAGAATCTATAACTTTAGCTTGAAGCATTATACTTTCATAATCACCTTCATACCTAGGCAAATAATCTGATGTTGCTATAATCCTACCTTGTTGTACCGGCGCAATATAAAAATCGTCTGTCATTGTAACAAATTGTGATCCTGAATAATATACATAATCAAATTGTGCAAATGTAAATAAAGGTAATAATAATAATAATAATATTCTCATAATTTTAGTTTTAAGTTCCTACTGATAGTTTTGCTTTTATTGGTTTATGCGGGTTGTAATCAAACAACAACACATCATTTATTTTTGGTAATACTAATTCATTATCTCTTTCAAATATTCCACAACCTAATTTTAATTTAGGTGGTTTTTTAATACTTCTATTAAGCTGTTCTTTAACTTGATCAAAATGATTATTATATATGTGACAATCACCTAAGCTGATAGTTAGCCTTCTTGGTTCTAGTAAAGCTCCTTTAGCTAACATTTCTAATAACAAGCCATACATTGCAATATCGTAAGGCAAGCCTAAAAATAAATCTGCTGATCTTTGTTGAAGCATTAAATCTAAGTGTGTGCCATCACTATATAATTGGAAACTATGATGACAAGGAGGCAATACCATATCAGGCATATCAACTGGGTTCCACGCAGATAGCATAAGTCTACGAGAGGTGGGATTTTCTTTGAGTTCTTTAACAATGGATCTAAGCTGATCAACACCATTAAAATTGCGCCACTGATGCCCATATACAGGTCCCAATGTGCCATCCGTTCTTCCTGACCTTTTATAATCGGCGTCCCAATACCTAACGCCGTTAGAATGAAGATAATCAAGATCAACACGACCGTTGATAATCCATAGTATCTCCGCAATAGCATTTTTAAAATATATTTTTTTAGTTGTTAATAAAGGAAATCCTAGAGCCATATCATGCCTGATAATTCTACCAAACACTGATTTAGTTCCAGTTCCTGTTCTATCTGGTTTATCATAACCTCCATGCAACGTACCTGAAAGTAATCCTAAGTATTCTTCTTCTATATTAATCATTGTTTATCATAATAGTATTTACACATTTCAAACATTGCATCCCAAACTTGATTTTTATCATATATATGTTTACTTTTATAAACTTTTTTATAATTATCAGGTGTTGAAATACCTATATACCATTTGCCTGGAGTATTTTGTATGCCTATAGGACTTATTATAATATTGTTTTTAATACAATAATCATAATATTTTTGCTGCTCTTTTGATATATTAAAATCAGGCAATTTATATTTATTCTGCTCTTTTTGTCTTTTACTTAAGACTCCCATGGCATTTCATTTATTGTTACATTTTCGTGAGGTACATAATTACCACTTATGTGATCCCATTTGAAATGCGCTTCAGCTTGGTTTTCACCAAGGTTTTGAAATTTAACTTTAAGAACTTTAACTTTAACTGTTTTATTATTGTAATCCCTGTGAACAAGAAGGCCGTGATAAGAAGCATCATACCACTCACCACCTCCTTTAATAGAATACATAGTCGGTTCATCAATTGTTCCATCGTCTTTTTTATACATTTTAGTTGGATGTGCAACTATTATAACAAGTACATCATATTTTTTAGCAAAAGCTTCTATGCGTGTTAAATATTCCATAGTCGCATCTGGTATGCTCATCTTTTCAGCACCCTTCATTTTAACTTTATTATATGGATCAATA